TCACGTTCACTGCGGTGACCGCCGCGCCCGCAACCCAGCGGCTCGCCACGGCTAACACCGCGACGCTCCGCCGGTACGTCCGCGTGGCGACCACGGGCACGTTCACCGCCGCAACGTTCGCCGTGGCGATCAACCGCAACCCAGTGGCTGGAGCCTCGTTCTGATGCGCACTCGCGACTACGTCATCCGCAGGCCGCGCCCGGCCGCCATCGTGGCGCGGGACTGCTCATTCTGCACCCGGGGCTGGGAGACCTTCGCTAATGAGGCGAAGCCGGTAGGCGCGCGAGTGGCCCGGTCGATCCGGGATGGCTCATGGGACTTCACCGAGCTTTCCGTCACCGTCGGGGAGGCGCTCGCGGCAGGCCGGCAGCTGGCCGGCGAGATCGACCCGACAGTCGACCCGGCGCAGAAGGTGACGGTCTTCCGCTTCCGCGGCGGCCAGCCGTGCTTCCGGCACCCCGGGCCTGCCCGCTTCTTCGCCGGCGGCCGGGAGCACGTCCGCCTGGCCGACTGGGGCGAGGACCTCATCGAGCACCTAGGCAACCTCAACGACCAGCTACGGAAGGGATGACATGTCCAAGACCTCAGGGCTAGGCGCGGCCATCGTCGTGGACGACGCGACCGGCAGCCCGCAGACCATCTCCAACGACGTCACCGACTTCACCATGGCGACACCCCGCGCGGTGCAGGACATCACGGGCGTGGACAAGAGCGCGCACGAGCGGCTGCTGCTGCTGGCCGACGGGACCGTGCAGCTGAAGGGCGTCTTCAACGTGGCCGCGAACATGTCCCACGCGGTGCTGTCGTCGGTGCCGAGCACGAGCGTGACCCGCACGACCAAGATCACGCCGACGGCCAGCAGCACCCCGTACCTATCGATGGAGATGCTGTTCAGCTCCTATGACGTCAGCAGGTCTAGCTCCGGCGAGCTGACGTGGTCGGCTGACGGGTCGCTGGCCGACGGCACGGCACCCGAGTGGACGAACAGCTGATGGCACCCCAGCCAGCCGCGAAGGGCTACAAGCCGAAGCGCACCCTGTACAAGATCGACTTCTCCGAGACCGAGCACGCCGGGCTGGAGGTCACCGCCCGGGGCACGTCGATGGCCGGCCTATTCGACCTGCTGGAGACCGCCGGGCAGGTCGAGGACCTTGAGCAGCTCGACGAGAACGCGGACGCGAAGGAGATACGCGAGAAGCTGCAGAAGCTGTTCGCGCCGTTCGCGAAGATCCTCGTGGCGTGGAACGTCCTGGACGACGATGACGAGCCAGTGCCCGCGAGCCTGGCCGGGCTGATGTCCCAGGAGCCGCAGTTCGTCGCCTTCATCCTGGAGCACTACTGCAAGGCGATGACCCAGGCGCCGCCCCCTTTGCCCGCAAGCTCGCCATCTGGCGGGAGCTCGCAGGCGGAACTCGCAGCGATGGCAGCACAGTCGAGCGGCCTGCCGAGCTCGTAACCGCGGAGCTGCTCGTCGGCCTGTGCGACCGGTGGCACTGCCTGCCGTCGCAGCTGCTGGCCGAGGACGCATCACTGCTGCGCGCACTCGACGTCTACCGGATCGGCCACCGCGACGAGGACGAGGAAGGGGAAGGGGAGGGAGGTGAGGACTTATCGCCGACAACTACGTCGCGATCAGGCTGAAGGCCGACGACGGGGCCAAGCCTGACCTCGATGAGCTGCAGGCGCGCCTGGACGCGCTGAAGGGGAGGGTCGCGGAGGCGCGGGCCACCGTCAATGACGCCCAGGCGGACGCTGCCCTCGCCGATCTTGAGGCCAAGCTGGAGGCCGTCTCCAAGAAGGTCGCGAGCCCGCGCATCGACATGGCGGGCGCGGCCCGCGCCGTCGCCCAGGTCGCCGCGGTTGACGCGGCGATGGACGCGCTGGGCGACAAGTCGGCTAAGCCAGCGGGCGAGGGCGCGGGGAAGGAGTTCGCGTCCGGGTTCATCTCCTACGTGAAGCCGCCGATGAGCAAGGCGTCCCTGATCACGGGCGGCGTGCTGTCAGGCGTGGCCGCGCTGCCCGCGCTCACCGCGGGACTCGGGGCGATAGCGGGCACCGGGCTGGCGGCGAAGTTCCTGATCGGCTCCAGCACGGCGAAGGGGCCGCTGTACGGCCAGTGGACGCGGATGGTCGGCGGCCTCGGGTCGGTGGTCAAGAGCGCGGTGCAGCCGATGCTCGCGCCGCTGCGGTCGGCATTCCAGCAGTTCGGGTCGTTCATGCGGCAGATAGAACCGCAGATCAAGGGCGTGTTCGGCGCGATCGCGCCGATGGTGCAGCCGCTGGTCTACGGCCTGGAGGGCCTGGTCGGCGGGATCCTGCCGGGGTTCATCAGCATGATGAAGGCCGCTCAGCCCGCGGTTCAGGCGGTCGCCGCGCTGCTGGGCGGCCTCGGGTCCAGCCTCGGCAGCATGTTCTCGGCGTTCGCGCCCGCGGTGAAGGCGTCGGCGAGCGTGCTGCAGATGCTGGGCGGCCTGCTGAACGGCCTGCTGCCGGTGATCGGCCACCTGGCGGGGACGCTGGCCGGGGTGCTCGGGCCGGTGCTGCAGTCGTTCGGCGCCGCGATCGTGGCCCTGACCCCGGCGATCACCATCGTCGGAAAGATCCTGGGGAGCCTGGCCGGGGCGATCCTGACGTCCCTGTCTGGTGCGCTGACGGCGATAGCGACGCTGGTCAAGGGCCTGGCACCGTCGTTCGGCATCCTCGCGTCGGCGTTGTCGCAGGTGTTCACCTTGATGGAGAACACGGGCGTCTTCGGCGTGCTTGAGGACGCGCTGGAGAACATCGCGCCGCTGCTCGCCCAGCTCATCAACGCGTTCGTAGCCGGGCTCGCGCCCGCGATACCTCCGGTCATCGCCGCGATCACCCAGCTGTCGAGCGGCGCGGTGAAGGTCTTGACGACGATGATCACGGACCTGCTGTCCGCGCTCATCCCGATCGCGCCGCTCCTCGGGAGGCTCGCCCCGTACATCCTGGGCATCGTCGCCGCCATGAAGATCTGGGCTGGCGTCCAGGCGCTGCTGAACATCCTGATGGACGCCAACCCGATCGGGCTGATCATCATCGCGATCGCCGCGCTGATCATCGCGATCGTCGAGGTCGTCAAGCACTGGCGGCAGATCAGCGACGCGGCGAAGGTCGCGTTCCACGCGGTGACCGCCGCGATAGGCGTCGCGATCGACTGGGTGAAGGCCCACTGGCCGCTTCTGCTGGCGATCCTGACGGGGCCGTTCGGCCTGGCGGTGCTGTGGATCGTGGACCACTGGCGGAGCATCACGAACGCCGTCTCCGACGCGATCGACTGGGTCAAGTCGCACTGGCCATTGCTGCTGGCGATCCTGACCGGCCCCATCGGCCTCGCCGTCCTGTATATAGTCGACCGCTGGCGTCAGGTTGTCTCCGGTGCGTCCGACATGGCCGGCAAGGTCGTGTCGTTCTTCAAGAGCCTGCCCGGGCGGATCCTGTCGGCGGTCGGCGACCTCGGCTCGCTGCTGTTCGGTGCCGGCCAGCGGGTGATCAGCGGCCTGATCAACGGCGTGACCTCCATGATCGGGTCGGTCGGCAACGCCATCTCCAACGTCGTCGGGGAGATCAAGGACCACCTTCCCTTCAGCCCGGCGAAGAAGGGGCCGCTGTCCGGTGCGGGGGCGCCGGTCAACTCCGGGCGCAGCATCGCCCGGCAGCTGGCGCAGGGCATCAGCTCTGGCGTCGGCGGGGTGTCCGCGTCGATGGCGCAGCTGACGGGGGCGGTCCGCGCCGGGGCGCCAGCCGTCGCAGGCGCTGGCGGCGGCGGCCAGCTGCAGCTCACGCTGATCGTGCAGAAAACCGGCAACAAGCTACTCGACGACATCTTCGAGGGCATCCGCCTGGAGGCGCGGCACAAGGGTGGCGGCGGCACGAACTCCGTGCAAAAAGCATTCGGGCAGAGGTGGTGACCGGTGGCGTTTCCCCTGACCCCTCTTGACCTGCGGGCAGAGCTGGCGCTGCCTGGCTGGACGGACATCAGCAGCTACGCCTACCAGCGGGAGGGCACGTCGCCGCCGGTCGTGGTCAAGCGCGGCCGCCCCAACGAGCAGGCCAGCCCGACCCCGACGTCGGTGACGACGCAGTTCAACAACCGCGACGGCCGGTTCTCCATCCGCAACCCGTCCGGCCCGTGGTACGGGGTGCTCACGCGGAACACGCCGCTGCGCCTGTCGGTGCCCGGCCCGGGCAGCTACCTGCGGATCGCCGACGACCAGGCGAGCGGCGTCTCCTGTCCCGGGTCATCGGGCCTGACCCTGCCTGGTGACATCGACGTGCGCATCGACATGCAGCTGGACAACTGGCAGCCGTGCTTCCTGGCCGGCCAGATGGGCGCCACCCTGCTCCAGTGGGGGCTGCTCCTCAACGGGTCCGGCTGCGCGGTGTTCGCCTGGTACGACGGGACGGCCATCCGCGAGGCGACCAGCACGATGCCGGTCCCGCTCGGCCGGAGCATGATCCGCGCGTACTTTGACCCGGCCGCCGCGTCCGGCGCGGCGCAGGTGCTGTTCTACACCGCGGCGACGATGTCCGCCACGCAGTCGCAGCTCGGCAATGCGGTGCCGATCGGCGCGGGCGACTTCGCGCAGAGCAGCAGCACGCCCACCTACATCGGGTACAGCGCCGGGTTCGCGAACCTGTTCGCCGACGCTCCCGGCCTGCAGGGCGCGGTCTACGAGGCGCGCGTCTACAACGGCTCCGGCACGCTGGTCGCCAACCCGGTGTTCACCGCCCAGGCCGACGGCGCCACCTCGCTCACCGACTCCCAGGGCAACACGTGGACGTGCTCCGGGTCGGCCGCCGTCAGCTCGAGGAGCTGGCGGGCGCACGCGGAGCTGACGACGCTGCCGCAGCGGTGGGACCCGTCCGGCACGGACTTCTGGGTGCCCGTGCAGGCGTCCGGGGTGCTGCGGCGGATCCAGCAGGGCAACTCGCCGCTGCCGTCGGCGCAGAAGCGCGGCATCACGTCCAACGCGGCCGCGTGGAACATCGTGGCCTACTGGCCAGGCGAGGACTCCCAGGGCAGCACCCAGATCGCGTCCGGCCTGCCGGGCGGCCTGCCGATGCAGTTCTCCGGTGCGCCCGCATTCCAGGCCACCGCGGGATCACCGTCGGTCGACAGCAACTTCCCGGGCAGCGCGCAGCTCGCCCAGGTGCAGTCGTCGACCTGGCGGGCCGTGATCCCGGTGACGCCCGGGATGCGCTCATCGCAGGGGATCGTCGTGCAGTTCGACGTCTGCATCCCGTCGTCTGGCATCACGGGCACTGACGTGGTCCTGGTGCAGGTCGACGTCGGCGGCGGGAACACGGTCCTCATCGGCTACTCGTCCGGCTCCAACGGGACGCTGCTGGCCGGGTACACCAGTGGCGGCGTCACCACGTGGCAGGGCGGCACCCCGTACAGCGGGGCCAACGGGCAGGCACTCCTGCTGCAGATGGTCCTGTTCCCTGGCCCGGGCGGCATGTCGGCCGCGGTGCAGCAGGCCGGCGCGGCTGCCGGCACCGGCCTGGTGCTGACCACGGGCAGCACGCCGCCCATCTCCTACGCCAGCTCGCTGATCATCAACCCGGCTGGCGCGAACTGGGGCGCGACCTCGGTCGGGCACATGGCGGTCGGCTTCTACACGGGCGCCGGGAGCGTGTTCCCGCTCATCGCGGGCAACGCGACCACGATGGGCAGCCTGCTGAACGCATGGCAGGGCGAGACCGCGGCGAACAGGGTGCTGCGGATCTGCGGCGAGAACGGCATCCCGGCCCGCGTCTACGGCTACCCCGACCTGTCCATGCCGATGGGCCAGCAGCCCATCGACACGTTCAGCAATCAGCTCAGCTACTGCGAGAAGGCTGACGGCGGGCAGCTGTACGAGCCGGCCGAGGCGTTCGGCGTCGGCTACCGGACGCTCGGGTCGCTGTGCAACCAGTCGCCCGGCCTGGTGCTCACCTACACGGCGGCGGAGATCGGCGATGACGGCGCGGCCCTGGAGCCGGAGGACGATGACCTGTTCCTGAACAATGACTTCACCGCGTCCCGGAACAACGGGTCGTCGGCGCAGGTGCAGGTCACCAGCGGGCCGCTGTCCGTTAACGACCCGCCGGACGGGGTCGGCGACTACGACTCGTCCGACACGTTCTACCACGCGTGGGACTCTGACAACGCGCGGATCGCGGGCTGGCGGACGTGGCTGGGCACCCAGGACGTCGAGCGGTACCCGAGCGTGCCGCTGAACCTCGCGCGCCGCCAGCTCGCCGCCCTGCGGAACAGCATCGCCGGCCTGCGGATCGGCGACGCCTTCCAGATGACGGCGCTGCCGGTGCCGCAGATGCCGCCCGGGGGGGCGTCGCAGCTGCTCTACGGCTACACCGAGTCCCTGGGCGGCTTCTGGTGGCAGTTCGCGCCGAACGCGATCCCCGAGGACGGCTACCAGGTCGCCGCGGCGGGGCAGGCGTACGCGGAGTCCGCGGGGACCGGGCTGG